CTCCGAGGGCGAAGACGGGGTGGGGGGAGAGATGCTCAACCAAGGCCATGATGGCTGATCGATAGCGGAGATACAATCCGGGGAATGCCCGCGCAACCTCGCGCTCCGGCGGACGGGAAGACTGGGAGGCGACCCACTCTTTGAGTTCATCAATGTCTGATCGCTTTCCCTGTGCATCGGGTAATTGTCCGTACTCATCAAAGTCGCCCTCTTTTTTGCAATACTCGGCGGCTTGGTGGCTTTTGGCTTTGGCGACTTCCAAATGTGCGCGGGCACAGAGGTGGGTGGTGAGAAAGGAGAATCGCTGAGGGGCGGCCAAAATGCAGAATCCTTGTAGATGAGGCGTGCCTCCATCTCCTGTTTCTCTTCCAACGATTCCATAAACGCATCGGTCGGAGTCCAAGAAGTCGGCGACTGTTTGGTGGTCATCATCGGTGGGGTTGTTGACGGTGAAGACATAACGACGAGATTTGGTACTCATGGTCGGGTGGCCGCTTGAGCGCGGGGCACGCGGAATAATGAGTCCTGGGACTGGGACAGAAGTGTGCTAGGTAATAGTAGGGCTAGCACACTTCACATTTGTTCCAAGATGACAACTCCACCAGTAAGTACAATTTTTAAACGATTCGTGGGTTCCAATCCAATTGGACTTGCTTATACAGGTATAGCTGCATTAGAACTTCAAATCGGTCTTGCATCCGAAAACCCAGTGCCAACACCATTCAGTGGCACAGATATTGAAAATTTAAGAAAACGGCTGTTTGACGAAGACGACCCAATGACAGGACCACCTACTAAACGTATCAAACACCATGCAAGGCAACCCAAAAACAAGCCGGGCGAGGCTGCGACAGCAACATGGGACCATAAAGATGAGTGGTGTGGTTATCTACGTGCCATGCGACTACGGCTACCTCCCATTGAAGGCGGTGTCGCAGCAAGAAGCCAACGTGAAAATGATATTTTTTTAAAAGGTTACAAGATTGATTTTCAAGTACACGGTACTCATTCAAACCCAAACAACCCAACCATACCAACCCCAAATCCTGATGGGTACATGGGCCCTATGGTTTTAAACTGGGCCTTAATTCAAATGGCATGCAGCCAACCATTGGGAGCCAACGCATTAGAAATAGAACAAAACGAACGGGCATTGGCACTAGATCTAGTCGCTGAATGGTGGAGTGCCAACGAAGGAAATGTCAACAAAAGCAGATCATTCACTCAACTGCTAGGAACGGAAGTTGCTCCTAAATCAAAATGGCAAGATTACTGGTTATCAGGACAAATCAACCCAAAAAACAAGACACCATTTAGAATTCTAGATCGTCAGCATCGAATTTTCCAACAGATTGTTCAAAACGGAGCGGGGGGACCGGGACAAAAGAATCAGGCCCGTGTTACACAATACTACCGTATTCCGCAACACATTTATCTACATAATAACGAAGAAGCTGAATGGGAAAACCCTATTTACATGGTATATTGGGTTTCTCCTTTGAATCCAAATTATTTAAACAGTTGGGCAGCTCCAGGTCAAACACCGGCTCGGCAATTCGACACATTCGCACGTGCTACGGCATACTACTTAGATAAAGAATAATGGCTTATCGTAGATATGGTTCGTTTTTCAACAGACGCATTGCTGGTATGTATGATCCAATGCGATATCGCATGAGAAATCGTCGATACAATGCTCCTGCAACACGAATTCAACGGGCGGCCAGAGCAATGATTGCAACGCGCAGATACAATATCATACGACGCAATCCAATGATAGCGGTTACTCGTTATCGACGATTTGGAAGTCGCTGGAAAAGCCGTAAATATTAAATATTAACAAACTTATAGCGATCATTCGTCATCTTACTTTCATCTGGGTGTTCATTGCAAAATACAACAACATGAACTGGATGCGGCAATAGTTTCGTAGAAGACTGGTATTTTCCAGAGAAAATCACCTGATCTTTCAATTTTTCTAATACGGTATACTGGAGATACTCCATTCCTCCTCTGGGGACATCAAATAAAAAAACGCGCTTGGTCTCATCAATACAAAGGCATAAATCATCACGTTTCCCAATCGACAAAGCCTGTGTTTCCTCAGGATGGGTAGACAGCCAATAACGAACAAACCAACTCTTTCCGGTATTACCTTCCGGGTCAACGACAAAATAAACGGAGCGATCATCTGGATCTTCTTTCAAGATATCATCTAACTCTCGCTGCCACTCTCGTAAGTCGTCTCCGAGGGCGAAGACGGGGTGGGGGGAGAGATGCTCAACCAAGGCCATGATGGCTGATCGATAGCGGAGATACAATCCGGGGAATGCCCGCGCAACCTCGCGCTCCGGCGGACGGGAAGA